CCTGCAGGGCTTCGATCTCCCCGCGCAGGAGTTCCTCGTCCCATCCGGCGTCCATCGCCATGCGGTTGTCTGCGATGATGTACGCTTTCTTCTGGGCTTCGGTGAGGTAGTCTGCAAAGACGCACGGCACCTCGGTAATGCCTTCCTCCTTTGCCGCGAGGATGCGGCCGTGTCCGGCGATGACGCCGAAGTCACGGTCGATGATGACGGGGTTTATAAAACCGAACTCCCGCAGAGAAGACCTCAGTTTCATGATCTGCTCCGGGGAGTGGGTGCGGGCGTTATTTACATATGGTACCAGTTTCGTGATCGGCACGAGCTGGAGTTCGGTGGTCGTTTTCATCGCAGGAGCCCCCATTCAGCGAACTTCTCGAAGCCGCCGAGGCTCTCGATGTATTTCCGGGCGATCTCGACGATCTCAGCGTAGGGTCTGCCATCCAGGGAATCATCGCCGATGGCGCAGACAAGCTCCACGGGTCTGTCGGTCTCCTGGGCTTTGAGCCAGGCGTAGATGTTGACAGATACATCGGCCTTGGACAGATCCTTGCCGTGCAGGCCGCCGCCAGTCACGGAGTCGGCCATGTCGCTGCCCAGCTTGCGGTTTGTAGCGCCGGAATCGACGTCTGTACCGCCGGTCCAGTCGCCCAGGGGGTTGACCTCGGCTTCCGGGTAGGTCTCCAGCAGATGCGACGTTTCGGCGTTGCTCTGGCAGATGATTAGGCGTCCGCCGTCCAGGATGTACTTGCCATCGCAGCCGTACACGCCGTAGAGGAACCTGGCGATATCCGTCAGACGGTTCTGCTCCTCGGTGACGGGCATCCCTTTGAAGATGCCGTTGTCTCCGCAATGTACGCCGTCCGTCTGGTTGTCGGCAAGGTGCGCATCCTGCGGAACTTCGACATAATCCGACAGGATCCGCTCTCCGGCGATGCGGTGAACGACGGCTGCGGCCTCTTCATCCGTGATGTGGACGGAGGTCTCCGCTATGATGTGACAGACGCCGTGGCCGATAAGCACCTCCACGGCGATTTTCGGATTCTCGTCTCTGGTGTATGCCAGGTCGACAAGTGCACCGGCAATGCGGTCGGCAACTTTGTCCGGGTGCGAGGGGTTAACTTTTTCAAACATATTATTTCTCCTTGAAATAATGTTCACGATTTGGTATATTTTTAAATGAGCCGTTGTCTTCTCCTTCCCGGCTCACCAGACCGAAAAGGGTCCGCAAGGACAGCAGCAAATGAGAGGACATGCATAAAAGGAAGGAGGATGCTTATGAAGAAAATTACTATTTGTGCTAAAAAAGCAATCGATTATCTGAAAACTTTTAGATTGTCAAACATCACAGTGAAATTTCCTATCATAAACCTCTCATTTGCCCCTTCGATTTTTTCAGCAGCTTTCGGTAGAAAGCTGCTTTTTTTATCCTTTCCTTGCCCGAAGCAGTCTTTCCATGAGGTCGTCCTGCGGGGAGACCTTGCCGTAGTCCGTGGAGCAGTTGTCCTTCACAATCTGGAAGATCTCGTTCCACAGCCGAACGGCCTGGTTCATGTAGTTGATGCCGATATTGATGAACGGAGACGGTATCGGTTTTTGTGTGGTGGGGTGCTTCGAGAGGAAGCCCATACGGTTCGTCATCTCTTCGCACTGTATCCACCTGGCGGAACACATGGCATACCGCTCCAGGAGCTGGGGTGAGACCTTCGAGGCGCAGCCAATCTTCTTCAGCCACTCCCAGGTCTCGGTGTAGATTTCCTGGGCCTGCAGCTGGCTTCCGTCACGCTGCTCCGCCGAAAGGAAATCATGGGGCTTTGGCATATCGACACCCTCGACTTCGGGAATGTCCAGGACTTCAAGCCGTCTGCCACCGGGATTGCCGTTCTCGGCCTTCTCTTTGACAGCGGTTTTCTTCCTTCCCGCCCCGGGTCTCGCTCCTCCGCGCCCGCCTGTGTTGTTCGATTTTGTTGGCACTTTCTCACCTCCAATGCCCGGGACCTTTAATTACCCTTTTGATTTCGCTTTTTTCGCGCACGTGACCCCAGGCCGCTGCCCGCGGTACGGGTCCCGGAGATTTGACCCGCCCCTCCCGGAGGAGAGGACAAGCATTCTCCGGCACGAAAAGAAGGTCACCTGTCGCCCAGTTCGTGATGGATCTTCGTGTGGCACGACTGGCAGAGGGACATCAGATTACTTTCCCTGTGATCGCCGCCCTTGGAGATTGGAAGGATGTGATGCACCTCCTCGACGGGGGTCAGCCGTCCTTCCTTCAGACACATCTCACAGAGGGGGTGGGCCTGGGCATAGCGGTCACGGATGCGTTTCCATGCTCTGCCGTACTTCTTGTTCACGTCCGGGGCGCGTTCAAAGCGGTTGTAGCGGTCGCGCTCGGTCTTCGTGTGTTCGGCGCAGTACTGACCGCCCTCGACGGCAAGCCTCGGACATCCGGGGTGACCGCAGGGACGCTGTGGCTTCCTTGGCATAGGCAGACCTCCTTTCGCAAAATTTACATCCCCTTTAATAGAGGACGCGCCTCGCGAAAAATACATGGCCTATTATGAGAGGCATAATCTCGCGAAAAAAACACGCCCTATTATGAAGGAGGTGAATTGCATGGACACCCGGTTTGAACTGAATGTCAAAAAGGTCAGCATCAAGGGAGACGACAAGGCTGTCTATCTGTACTTTGAAGGCAGACTGCTTCTGAAATTCGCATACCGCGATATTGAGAAGGCCGTTAGATTCCTGCTGACGCAAGCCCAAGAGCCGATGCTTCCCGAACAGGAAAGTCTGCTGCTTGAGGAGAATCGCTCTGAAGAAGAGTGAAATCTGAAAGGGTCGCTGTATTATCAGTGGCTCTTTCTTTTTCCGAACTTCTCGCGGAACCAGTAGCGGATGATGTACCAGCACTGCTCCAAAGCGCCGACTTTCCTGTAGCTCATAAGGGTTCCTCCTGCGCGGTGCATAAGAAAAGCCCCACGGGATCACTCCCGCGAGGCTTGTTTGGATTCTGCTCCGCTGATTATATCTTACCATAAAGAACAGGTGCTTATGGGCGCTCAAAAGTGCTTATTTGTGGCGAGTTACACGACTATGGGGCCTTCCGGCAGTACCACGTGTGTGAGAGCTGAACCGTGCCACCTGCGGATGGTGGATTTGTCGGCGTGGAGTTCGTCGCCGATCTGCTCCCAGGTCATGTTGTGGATATAGCGATATCGAAGCACCATGCGCTCGTCTGTATCCGGCACGGCTTCGATAACTCCCCGCATCTGGGCTTTGAGATCCACAAGGCGATCGATCTCGGCATTGATCTTTTCCTGCATTGCCCACATCTTTTCAAGGGCTCGGACGAACGGAGCCTCTGTCGGCCTGTTCGGATTGTGATGCTCCTCGAATCCGGGAGAGCCTACGCTGCAGGCCATTTCACGGAGCCGTTCCATCTCGGCAATGTCCGAATCGATTCTGTGGTCGAGACGGTATGCCTGTTTCAAGTATTCCTTTGCCGTCATGGGCTTTATTCCTCCTTCAGTTTCTGTATAAGCAGCTCACCGGGGACGTTCGTCAGAGCGGCGTACCATTCGGAGCGGAAGAACCGCTCAAGGTCGGCGATTTCGGAGATTGCCGTCTTGCTCTTCGGATTCCGGCGAAGTCTGCGGAGAGCCGTGCGGTAATCCTTCGCTGCGCTGATGACGATGGCGTTAGCGAGGCTCTGCCACGGGTCCATCTTCGTTTCTCCGGTCTTTTCCTGATACTTCAGCACATCTCCACACCTCGCATCTGCGCTTAGCAGTCTTTTGCCGCCTGATTGCCTTCCGGCGGTCGCTGCGTTCCTTCTTTCGGATATTGGATAGGGCTTCTCCGGCTGTAGGGTCGAAATAGCCCTCTGTATTTCTGTAAAAGCTCATGTCACCGCCTCCAGGGAATTGATCTCGATGTAGATGCCGGACGGCTCGTCCGACCATCGCTTTTCGACCGCTTCACGGACGACCTGGGCGTCATCCTTCCAGTATCCGCAGCGGGTCATGCAGTCTTTCAGCAGTTTCTGAAGGTTGTCGGTATCCGGCTTCGTGATGCGCCACTCGCCGTGCCTGTGGCTTTTGCCTTTCGGAAAGAGCCAGACGGTCGAGAGTGAAACGGGGCCTGTGAGGGGCTTGTCCGGCCGGTGCGGCAGCAGATGCGCGATCAGCAGCTTCTTTGCTTCCTTCACCGGGGCGGGATCGTAAAAGAGTGGCTTCCCGCGGACGACCCGGACCTGTTTTTCCTGGGCGGTCGCCGTTGGGGGTTCTATCTGTAAAAAGAAATCCATGTTTTTCTACACCTCCGTGTTTTGGAATTCTTCATTTCCGTTTCTGTTACGTTGCTCTCCTCGAAGGGGAAGGGCGGGCATTTGAGCCCTTCCCACTTCGGGAGTGTAACGACCGTTCTTCTTCTCATATCCCTATTAATACGGTGTAGAAGAAGAATTTTCAGAAGGGGCTTCCTGCGCCTCGACGCGGCGGATCACGCCTTTTTCGAGAGCAAACTCTCCATCCATTTTCTTCATCCTCGCGTATATGGTCTTGTCGCTGACCTCCATATAGGCGGCGAGGTCGGTCACGGTGACCTTCCCGTCCAGGGCGAGGACGCTGTAGGCGTTGCGAAACTCGGCAGCCGCTTCCTCTGGGGATTTGTTCCGAGCGTTTTTGACCCTCCCGGCCTGCGGTGTTCCCTGGGCGGGCATAGCGCCGAGAGTGCCGGCCGTATCGATCCTGTGCAGCGGGTACTCGAACCAGAAATTGACGGGCGTGATATTCGGGAACTCGCGGAGGGAGGATTCC